ACAGTAGCGTCGGCCACTTAACTCACCTATGCAATCTGAATAATCGCAGTGCCTGCGCCCGCGGTCGGGAACACAATTGTAAACGTGCCACTGGACACCACTTGGTCCGTTACAAAGTCCAGAATGCACACTGCGTAATTAGATGTGGCCTGATAAATCATCGCGCCACGCGTTGTGAACGTCGCCGATGACCAACTTGAATCGCTAAAGTCTACGAAGGCCGTCGTGCCGCCCGAAGTTGGAGTCACGTTGACCAGCGTGTTTCCACCCGTGGTATACCCACCACCACTGACCACTTCATCCGATGTCATGCTGGTGTAGCTGGTCGTTGCGGCACCATACGTCCCTACAATGCTCGCATTCGCCTTAAACAGCGCGATCTTGTAAGCGGGGGAAGCCGATGTCGTAAAGTTGTGTGTACCCGTAAGCAGTTGCACCTTGAAACTGGTGACCATTGCCTGTGTTAAGCCTGCCATATCGTTCTCCTGTTAAAAAAATCAAGCCCCGCGCGCATACGGCGGAGGGTTTGAGACCAATGGAACACGAAGCATCCCATCCCGAAACTCGTCGCGTCGTCCGCGTCCCTGTTGCTCCATGGCCAGCTTCTGCACGGAATCTGCGTACCGTTGCTGGAACTGCCCCAACACGTCCAACGGACCTTTGGTGAACAGATACGCCTCAACCAGCACCGCATACGTCAAGACCTCCGGAGCGTTGTCCGAGAGCCACGTATTTGGGTTGGCCACAGACAACTGCGTCGTGCGCCGAAAGTAAGCTAGCTCCAGCTGGTAATTTAGCGACCCCGTCAAAGCAGGCGCAATGTACAGCGTGGACTGATCCCACAACGCGTAATACTTTGGCGTGGCCGAGTTTGTAGCGGTATTTACCGTGTATTCCGTCATAAAACTAATGTCCCGCTGCTCAAGGAATACCCGGTTTCCATTCGTCGGGATGTATTGAAGATACCGCGCAAACAAAAAGCCAGACGGCACTGCGATTTTGGGTTGCGTTGTGCCTATTGTGGCAATGTCGTACTCCTTGAACGCATCCAAATCGACATCACGCATAATGCGGTTTTCAGCAACAAGAATGAAGTTACCCAGCACCGTCGGCGTGAAAACCGTAGCATCGATTTCCATGTAGCTTTTGATGTTGTCAGTGAATTCGGTATAGTTCATGTGATCACCACGGTAACTGAATTGAGCATGCACTGCGCTAAAACCAAGTCGTTTTGTGCATCCGGAACCATCCCCGTTGCAGAAAACACCGAGTTGCCCGGAGCACCTACAAACACATCCAATGGCTCTTTGGGTTGCGGCCGCGGTTCTTGCAAAGCGATTGCATCAGAGACGTTACGACGAGGCTCTAGCTGCGGATGCTTTGGTTCGTAACAAAAGGGGCAGGTCTTTAACCCCTGCCATTCCGTTCTTAGCTCGCTAAGAAGGAAGCGCTGGTTACAGCGGTCGCACAACGCATTTGATTGCCTGCCTTGTGCATACATTCTAAGTCATCGTCCGGTCAGGGACCAGATAAACGCTTGCAATGTCCCTATCTTCTTGCGCCGCGCGCAAGAAATCTTCTTCGTAAATCTGTTTCAACATGGCAATGCGGTCTGGGGCGCGCTTCATTGCTATGTAATACGACAATCCAGAAGCCAAGCACGGCAAAAACCGGAAGTTAATGTCCGCCGTATTGGTGTAGCTGCCTGCATCCTGAATCCTACGAATCGCGTAATACACAAAAGTATAGGTCGTTGACGAGTCGGGATTCGGGTAAAAGTACACTTTTGGAACAATTGTCCGTTCTACGTAAAACTGCGCCGGGCGAGATTGCGTAGCCACCTTGACCGGAGTGTGCAACCACTCCGCGCGACTAAACCGGTTCAACGTGATATCGGTTTGCACGCTGTTTGATGTAGACCGGATTACGGCTTCCAGCACATTGACAGTGTCCGTAGGCAGGTTGTATTCGTAAGTCCCCGCTACCAACGACAAAGTGCGTTGTTCAATTGTCCAAAGGTTAAGGCCTCGGCTTGCCCAGTCCAAGAACATAAGGTTCAAGGACCGACGAGCCGTTTTTATGTCATAGCCCGCACGAACTTGAAGACCGCAGCGCTCGAACGCTTCGGATATCAGTTCATCCACGTCCAAATCGAACGTGGTTGTTGCAGACGTTGTCATTACCAGCTAGTAGGCTGCGGAATACGTTTACTAATGGGGTTTTCAACCGTACCCTGCATCTTCTGCGCATTAAAATTTACATCCACCTTTTCAGGTTTTTTGGCTTGTTCAGTGCTGTCCGACATTACTGCGCCAAGCCCTTTGATCGCGGCCCCTGCGCCACGTTTATGCCCGTTGCTTTTGTGCATGTGTTTCTCCTAGTTAGCTTTTAGACCGAAAGTTTCTGGTCATTCCGCCATGCTTCTTGCCCGCCGCCTTATGCGCCACGCCCATCGGTTTGCTCGCATGCTTTTGCATGGCCTTGTCCTGCTTGCGATCATATGCCGACGGCTTGGCTTCACCGCCCTTGGCATAAGCGCTTTGCGGAGCAATCATCGGCAGGTTCTTGCCCATCTTGCCCGTCATCAGCGCGCGACCCTGACGATCCGCAGTTGCTGATCCACCTTTTGCTTTACGCATTGGAAAAGCATCGGCAACAGGCATGGACCGCATACCCATAGATTTTTTCATAAAACCTCCTTTACGATATCCGGCTGGCATATCGGAAGAACGCATCTCATCATATGCGCGATCCTTACGCGCAGCGGTTGCAGAAGCCTCTTTCTCACGCACTTGATCCATACCCCTGCGAACAGGCCCCACTTGACGTTGAGTGCCTGTTGCAGCTTTATCCATCGCCTCCGTAGCAGAACGGCCCATGCCGCGGGCGGCTAGCATTTTAGCAACAGCCTTAGCCATACCCGCCGCACTTACTGCTCCCATCCCCAGTGCCGCAGCTTTCATCATTCGCTCCCGACGAGCCTCGCGGTCCGTGCTGTCTGCCAGTTCGGATTCGTCTGGCCCCACTTGACGTTGAGTGCCTGTTGCAGCTTTACCCAACGTCGCGTATCGTCCTGCCTCACGAGTGTCAGAAGTCGTGTCTTTCTTCCCCGGATCAAGAGCCGTAGAAAACTTTTTACCCTGCCACGTAAATGTGGATGCTCCTTCACCACGGGCTTCTCTGAAAGCTTCTTTAAAATTCTGTGGTTCGTCGCCAAGACGTTCCAAATGACCGCCTTCTGCCATACCCCCCTTAGCCGCTTTAATTGGCTTTCCCATCGCCATTAACTTATGGCGATTGGTGTTTTTCATTGAATTGTTCATTTTTTACCCCTTGGTTTAGCCGTAGAAAATTGTGACTGAACCTATGTTCGTCACATCTGCATAAACAGCGGTGCTAAACAATACACCTTGACTGGGAATTATGAGGTATGTGGGCTGCGTAACAGAAGCTACTGTATTCAAGGTCATGACAGTTGTGCCAGAAACACCGCCGTCTTTAAACACCACACTGCCCGCCGTGCCTGATGGGACTATGTAAACAGCCTTGATCCTTGTTCTACCGAGAGCAGCACTGGATTGATTTGTAAATTGCCCGTCATTAGTCAATACCTGACTTGCCTGTACATCAGTTTCCATTTTGTTGCTCCGGTTTGTCTGCTATCTTTTGCAGCCAATACTGACATTCTTGCATGGCCCCAGCAATGGCATTTAGATTGGCTTCCATTTGCCGTCGCTGGGCCTCTAATGCCTCAAGGCGCTCTTTAAGGTCTGACTCGGTCATTGAGTTGTAAACACTTGAATGTAACGAATAGCGCCGTTAATAAGAACGCGCAATGAACCGGAAGAGGTGGTAGGCGTGTTGGTGCAAAACAATACATTGCCTGATGCGCCTGTGCTGACTGGAGAAGTGCTACGGCCAATGTCAAACAAATTCAAAACGCCAAGGCTGTTTTGTGCGTCATCACCAAAACCAACAAAGGCCGTGGGCCGCACACCTCGTGAACCAGAGAAGGAAGTAAAGTCAAAAACAGCGCCATAGGTAGCACCCGTGTTTGTGCTTGCGCCCATGTCTATAACACCCATCACAGCAGTGTTAAGACCTGTAATTACAGTGGTTGCTGACGCTCCCATTGAAGTTTGGGCGTAGCAGCCAATGATCGTGCCGCCAGAAACGCCAGCCGTGCGGGAGTTAGCCGCGCCAACCAATGCAGCTACGGTGCCTGTCCACGTTGCCGCAGGGCGTACAGTGAAATCAGTGAGGTTGTAGCTGCTGTTTGACGTGTAATCGGCAACAGTCAGAGTATCGTCAGAGTTAAAACCAGCATTAGACGTGACGGGGCCGGAAAATGTAGTTTGAGCCATGGTAGTTCCTTTGTGTTGTAGCACATCCCTGCACAGTCTCTACAATGTCTGCTGGGAGCAGTCTGTGCAAGTAAAATTTCCCAGAAAAGTAAAACAGGTGGACGCTTTAAGCTGTCTTTTAATGGCTAGTTCTTCAGTCTGCCATCCACCCTTGTTTCCTTACGCGCCCGGTGAACCGTAGATACCACGGGGGTCAGACCAGCCGAAGCTGTAACGCTCGCGAGCCTTGTAACGCACGTTGCCGGTATCGAAGTCACCCTCGAAGGCGGTGCGGATAGGTGCACGCTGGAACATCTTCAGGCCGTTAGGCGCATCAGTCATCAGGAACCAAGCGTCGGTGTCCGTCAGAAAGTGGTTGACACACCAGCCTTCCGGAACAAGACCCATCGACTTGATCGCGTTGATGTCGTTGTCCGCTGTTGCAGTGCGCAGCGTGGACTTCATCAGACGCTCAGAAGTAAATTGGTTCTCTTTCGGAACGACCATCTTCATTGCCATGACAGCAATCTTCAGACCACGCTCATCCGTAAACCCGGCAATATCGATGATGCCCTGTTCGAGAGAAGTCTCATTCAGGTCAGCAGGAACGCTGGGGGTGTTCGAGAACGTCGGGCCAAGAGCCGTCGGGTGGGCGTTGAAGCACAGCGGTACACCGTCACCACCGTAGTAAGCAGCAGAGTTGGTGAATGCGTTATTCAGGATGTTTGCACCAGTGACCTGCTTGGTGTTAGCCATCGAACGCGCAAGCGCCTTGGTGTAACGCGACGCCAGACGGTCATACAGGTTAT